AACGTCTGTTCCGTCATAGTCATCCACCTCGTACGAGACCTTAGATAAGCAATGAGCATAAAGGTCTCCAGGTCCGAGTCGCTGTCCGATAACCGCCAACATTCCACCCGGGTCCACACGCGCTTCAGCCATGGAGTCCCATCGTTCGATGAGTTTGTCACGAGCTACTGATTCCTTTGAGTTCTCTGGTGAAGCTACGTCGTCAAAAAGACACAGATCAGCACGGTGACCAATAAACTCAGATTCGATACCGTAAGCAGAAACCGTTGGCTCTTTGTTGTCCAGACCACCCGTGCCCAATTGTTCAACTACAAACTCCTCTGCTCGCCATAATGCTCCCACATGGTTTGGACGGAACCGCCCATAGTCAACCGAAAGACATGCTTCTGCATTCAATGCTAAACCACGAGCCACCATTTCAGGGTCCGGTTGCAGAGGTTGTGTGCGTTCTAGTGTTTCACGGATACGGCGCGAGTACATCTTTGCCAGAGTCTGGCTGATTGAACCAATCATTACACGGATGGATCGGTTGCGCACGATACACCACACGGCCACATCGTGGAACAGGGTTGACTTACCAGCACCCGGAGGGCAGTTAAGAACCATGAACTGTTTCTCTGGGTGTTCGAGCATTCCCACGATCTTGTATGCAGCATCTACCTGCCATGGTGCCGGAACACGGCCCAGATACACACGACGGAAATAGTCGAAGTCTTCTAGTCCTCGCTGTGCACGTTCAGATAAACGACCAGCTGGGATAACCGGAGGCATCGAGACCATCTCGACGCGGTCCTTCTCCACCTTGCCACGACCACCACCAGGCTTAGCAAGGGTAAGATTCTCCATCTCGATACGAGCTTCTGTCTCTTTAGCTTTAGCTCGCCACTTAACTGCAGCGTTATACGAGATGCCAGCAATACGTGCTGCTTCTTTTGTTGACACACCCGATTGTAGGGATTGCCAAAACAAAGCCCTATCCTCGGGCGAGATCGCCCTTCTACCTTTTGTCATTTTATCCTTTAGGGATTATTTTTTATATTTATTTTTTACTATTGCACCAGTTGGAATTATTGCTGCACCACCAACCGCGCTGCCTTTTGCAACAGAACGTGCCAATTCTTTTTTCTTTTCTAATTGAATAATTTTTACTAATTTTTCTTTTTGATTTTCAGGAAAATAACCAAGTGGATCCTCAAAGTCTGATGGCGACCAAACTTTTACACTACCAACAACATCTTGTTTTGGTGTTATTCTTGAGTTGGGCCCATTGGTTGCAACTTTTTGATTTCCATAAATGTACTTTTTCCCAATAGAAGAAACCACTTCTGGATCTGGTTTTCCAATTTTGCTTCTCGTTACATAAGCATTTATAAAACCCTTAGAATCACCACTTCCGGCAAATGCGCCAGAATACTCTTCTGCAGAATCTACAAGAACACTTGGCTTCATTTTTACTTTATTGACATCAACTGAAGATAGTTTGTATGTTTGATCTTTTGCCAATGGAAAATTAAACGTTTCTCTTGCTCCCCTGTTTGAATTAATATTTGGCAATACTGTTTTTATGTCATTAATTGGTGACAGGTGAATTCCAATATCTTTTGGTTTAATCCATTCCATCAATGCTTTTGCTTTTGGTGCAACAATAGAACCTACCCCAACAGCAGCTCCAGTAATAGCAACGTCACGAGCTAGCGACTTAGCAAACTTGGCCTCTGCATCCGGGTTACCGGCAGCCATGCCCAGCAATTGCTTGGTGGTATTGGCATATGGGTTCAAGTAATCGTTGGTCATCGAAATACCACGGCCCATAGTACGAACTCCAGCATCGCCAGGAGTCATAGCCTGCTTATCCCCGGAAGCAAGACGTCCAACGTTAACGGCGTTGTTTAGAAAACTGACAACATCGCTAGCACTAGGGATTGGTAAACCCCAGACGTCCTTGGGCTTAGCCATTACTTACCTGGCTTGTTTCCTTTAACACCCTTGGGCTGTGTTTTGTACAAGCGGTTCTCGTACACAAACTTCTTACCTTGTGCTTTACGGTTCCTCATGCTTTGACCAAGAAATGCATCTGGTGGAAGGCTGTCTTCAATGATCCTGATCTCGGCCAAGTCTTGCATTACAAGAGGCATAGCTTCTGCTGTCTTGCGTTGAGCGTCGGCATTCTTTCCACGGCGTGGTTGCTTCATGCCAATGGAGTCTTTGAACTCACTAAGACTTCCGAAAAAATTTATGTTGCGCATGTTGTCAACTGTACACTATGGGTGTAGTATCTATCCCACAACTGGCAAGTAGCACGGACGTACCCCATTCGCTCGGGGCGGGTCAAGAACACGCGGGAACGCGGGTAGACCTCTATGTCATGTAGAGGAGCGGCGTGAGAAACGTAATCTCAAACTTGGTGTCGGCTAAATACTTGGCTACGGCGACCAGCTCTAGAAGGAGCGAACCGTGGGGGGAGCTTACACACATCCCTTAAGCCGCCTCGAAGCGGCGATACACATACACACACGGATACACATTTGGTTTGTCATATATCACGAGCTGTTGTAACACAAATACACACATGTACAGGATGGGTATTACCCCCTAGGGGGGGTGGGGGTGGGCAGGCAGACCCCTAGTTACCTAGAGACCTACCTGCCCGTTAGGCATTACTTGTTGGTTCTACTTGTTGAGAACCAATTCGTAACGATCGTATCCCATCTGACCTTTACTTGCATCGGCTGGGACACTGTCCACCTTCTTGCCAAACTCAACCAATGTCTGATGACCCTTCCAGTTCAGTAGAACCACAATGTCACCAGCCTTTACGGTTTGACCGTGCCACATCTTGGCACAATAGACCGCGTCATTAGTTTTCTTTGACCCCGATAGTATGCCAAAAGCACCTACCGCCTTTTTGGTTTCTTGCTTAGTAGCCATTGCTACTTCCTTTCATTTAGTGTCCCTTAGGACTTGTGGCGGACTTGCCACGCTTCCAATGTATCACCGATCTCAACACTTCGCAACTCGCCACAATTCCACCACCATTACCGTCACCCCCTACTCCGAACGGGGAAGTGGCAAATCCTTTACGCATAACTCTAAGTCGTAGCGGTAGCGGTAGCCCTAGTGCCAAGCACTCCGATCAGGGTAAGCACTTGACACTAGGTACTAGCCACTTTACCTATTAGCCACGAGTGTAATCACTATGACTAATACCAATACGACTAGAGCATTACTCATCTAATGTTCTATACCGTTCTCCCTTCCCCATTGTGGCTGGACATCTTAGTGTTCAGGGGTATAGCCGTTGGCTTCTAGTGTTAGCCATATCATATCTAGCACTTCGCCGTCAGTCTTACCCTCACCGTCTTGGATCATTATGTCAATGATCAACCCGATTACCTCTCGGCTACTCAGTTTCATCATCATCACCGAAAGAGTTACGGACTTGACGCTGTACCTTCTCGCTAATGGCTTCTAGCAAGGTCTCGTAAGCCTTTGGGCTATCTTGCTTCATCTCCATTGGCATAGCCAAGTACTTGTAAGTGCCTCGCACAAGGTCAAACTCGTACTTATCGTCAAAGTCTGAAGGCTCAGGGTAAACGATCTTACCGTCAGCGTCACGCTTGTTACCCCAATACTTGGTGATCGTATCGCCAGTAGCAAGGGTCTTGATGTATGTAATCGCATTGGGTAATGCCATTACGTGAAGGGTAACTCCGTTGCGCTTGACCCTAGAGACCAACGAGTGTGGCTCAAACCAAGCACTAAGAAGCATTGCCGTCTCGGTATCGTGAAGCATATCTATAAAGTGATCAGGCTCTAGGCTACCGATAATGGGCTTTACCCTCATACATTGGGCTTCAGGATCGTCAAGACCCTCTAGGAATTGAGACTTGACCGAAGGGCGCATACCTGCTTTGGCTTCGGCTATCTCCTCTTCATCATCAACCCTCTGAATACCCAAGAGAATTGTCTCTAGGTCGTTGGGTAGATCAGCGTCAAAGGCTTTACACATCTCGGTAAAGATATGCTTTGCCTCTTGTTCTGATTTGTCTAGATAGTCACTACCAGCATTGTCGATAATGCCTTTGAGTTGATCCATTAGTTCTTTCTCGTTGTTATCCATTTGCTTATGCCTTTCCTTGTAGTTGAGTTAGTTTCTTTATTGCTGTTCTGATATCAGGCTGAACGATAATTCCGTGACGCTTTACAAGAGCCTTACACTCGTTGACTAATGTGTCATTGCTGTAATCGCCTTTGCCAGTAACGCCATAGTCAGTAACCCAAACGATAGGTTGCTTGGTTGTATCCCGTAGCGTAAGGGCATATCGCAACGCTGGTGCGTCACAACCATTACCGCCAGGGAATGAAGGCAAACGCCTAACCTGCCTGTTCTTACGGGCAACTATCCAAGCGTTGGGGTGTTCCTCGTCTGCTCTATTGCCAGTTGAGTAGCAAAGCACAGTAGCCCCTGCTGTGTTGTCCATAAGTTGCTGAAGGTCACGCTCACTAAGAGACATAGACCCTGAACAGTCCATAACAACAACAGCACCAAGAGACTTGGTCTTGCGACTGTATATCCTGCGCTCAGGGTCAGTAACCCAACGAGTGAGGTACTTAGGCACAGAGCCTTCGTCACAAGCAATCTCTCGCCTACCGAGTTTGCCCGTATGGTTTAGAGGCAAGTCAGGCTTAGAGACAAAGAGGGGAAACCAACCATCACCCTCTGCCACTTGGGCTTTACCCCTACCTGCTTCACCGTCTTGCTTCTTTCCCTTACGCTCTGCCTTCTGTGCTTCAGAGAACTCACTAGCACCGTCATTGGACTTGTGATCTAGGTAAGAAGCCAAGTACTTATAGCACCTCTTGCCCTCTTTCCTACGGTATGGGGTAGCCGAGTTGATGTCTTTGATGTAACTCCAACGCCAACCAGTTATGAAGTGACTAATCACATCATCTTTGACACCACGCATATAGATCATTTGCTCTGGGTTGGTAATGCCATTGAGTATTTGCTGATAGACACCAGTATCTATGAAAGAGAAAGCCTTCATAAATACTTCGGGCTTGGGGTTTGGCTCATTGAGCAACGAGATCAACACATCAGGGTTGATAGTTCCCTTAGTCGCGTCATCACCAAAGGCTTCAGCGAAAGCCTTAGCCGTAATGATGTTGGTCGTTGCGTTCAGTGCGCTATCGGTTACACCCCAACGCTTAGCGAGAGCCTTGGCTTTGGGTAACTGAAAGCGAGTAAGCGTAAGAGCAAAGCGCCTAAGCCTACGACTTACATCACCTTCACCAGTAGGGGCAGAGTATGTGTGAGCCTTAGTCGCTGAGCCAAAGGTGACTGATACCCCTGAGATATCCATAGGCAAAGAGCCTGACTGATATCGGTTATGGGGTAGATCAGGTCTCTGACGCAACGCTTCAGGTACAAGTGTGTGTTGGTTGTTACTCATTGTCGTCACCTACCAAGAAGTCCCAAGGCTTAGCACTAGGTGCTCTGTTGGTTGCTTCGTTGATAGCGTCAGCCAATGCGCCAAGAGCCTTGCCCTCGTCAGTAATGACCTCATCAGGCTCATCACTAAAGCGCAACACACTAGCCATACTGTTCTTGTCAGCAAGAACCATAAGGCGTACACGCCTACGGTCTTTGTGCTGTGAAGGTGGAACGTCATTAGCAACTTCATCATCGGTCATTGGTGAAGCCCAACCCGTAGTGGCTACTGCGATATGGCTGTAAACCGTAAGGTAATCAGCGACATCAGAGCCGTCAAGAAGTTCATAGACATCACCGTTCTTATCGCAAAGAACAATAAGCCCATCACCATCAACGCCGTAAAGGCAAGCCTTATCCATATCAAAGCCAAGTTTCTTGTAGTCGTTGAGGTTTCGCTCAACACTCTTAGCAAGTTCTAGGGTCGTAGTCATTACGCACCTACCTTTGCGAGAGCAATGGTGTCTACAAGTGTTTCTTGGATACGAGGCAAACACACTTGGGCAGAGTGCTGAAGGTTACCAGTCTTGTCGTAAAGGTCAGCGAACTCTACGAAGTTACGCAACGAGTAACGATCCTTGCCAGTACGACTACCAAACGAAAGCGCAATGTCTCGTAGGTATTCAGGCAAAGAAGCAACACCGTCAGCGTGTGGCTGAGTGATCTCTAACTGAACTACCAAGCGGTCTTGGATAGCACGAGTAAGATCCTCAGGCTCACCGTTCATAGTGGCAACGACCGAGAAGTCCTTGTGTGGCTTGACGATCTCACCAGTCTCTGGGTTTTGCCAAGAGGAACTATGGCTAGTGTCGATCATTGCCATAAGAACGCTAGTCACAGCGCTGTTAGCGTGATTGATCTCGTCAATGACCAAACGACCACCAGTTCTCCAAGCCTGTACTGCTACACCCTCTTGGAACTTGTGCGTCAATTGACCGTTGTCGCTAAGTGTTGGCTTCCACATACCTAAGATGTGGCTTTCAGTCATCTCGTCGTTACAGATGAGACGGTAAGAAGGCTTGCCGTTGAGATGGTAGTTCATTGCGTAGAATGTCTTACCAGTTCCTGGCGCACCATAGAACAGAACTCGTCCAAGCCCATTGGCTAGAGCAAAGTCTGCTTGTTCCCATTGACCCAATGGGTCAAGTGGGGTAAACGCATTAGTGATTTCTTCCATTTGATTTATTCTCCCTTGTTGTATTGGTTTTGGTAAATGGTCACAAGGGTTTTATGCTTGTAACCCGTAAACACCTAAGGTCAGGGGGTGCGGTATGGGATATCCAACCTTAGGTGCTTACGGGATATAAGCGATAAGAGACATACTCGCTAACTTGTATGGGTATGTCAGCCATATAGTCCGTAAGTGTTAGCGGACTTTCATCTATCGGGGTAGAAAGGGGTAAGACCCGATAGAGAACTAGAACTAACGGTAATTTCGGTTGATGGTGATGTTCTCAAAGATATCAAGAACATCTTTGATTTCACCAGCCTTGATGTCATCTTGTGCTTTCTTGACACAAGTAAGCAAGATATCTAGTGCGTCTTTCTGTGTAAGACCACCGCAATAGAACTCAAGCGTGACTTTGTAAGACCGAAGCCTTTGCATATAACTCTCCTTTGCTAAGTGCGAAGCGGACTGCCTCGCGGAAACCACGCTACCACCGACCCGCCGATCTCGCAACTCGCCGCCAAATACCGCCCCACCCCACCCCGACGACGGGGGAGGGCGGTTTCCTACACAACTACTTCGGTAGTGGTAGCGGTAGCGGTAGGTCTACCAGATTTCATTCATCTCTTTAGCTCTGTACTGTGCGTAGTCTTTGCTACGTTCTACAGCTTCTTCCGGTAACAGATCAGCAACACCAATAGCTATGTCTGTTATCAACGGCCGGATGTGTGGTGCTGCAAGTAATGCAAGCGTAAGTATTTCTGTAAGTAAATTTTCTACTTGATCTTTGTCAGTCTCTGTAAGAGCGACCATGTTTCTTCTCCTTCTCATTGCTTACCATCTCTATTGCTACAGATGAATGTTTGTTCTTGTTGAAGCATATCGGGGAACCCTTCGGTTCAATGTATGTAGTGAGTGTCATCTCACAGATAGGACATTTCCATTGTCTCTGCGTCATAGGCTTCGATCTCCTCCTTCTTGCATGAGCATTGCAGTACTGCTGTGTACATGTGGTTCATCTCTTCTGTTTGGTATGGCTCACGCACCATGATCCATGTCTCATCTTCTTTGGAGTAGTCGCGCTTAAGGCGCATGCCTGTGTCCCACCCTGTACCTTCACACTTGTTGCAGTACCTTGAGTGTTCTTTGACCGGAGCTAGACCACGCAATACTTCCTTGACTCGGTTGAGTGACGGGAATCCCTTGTCTTTCTCTAGTATTGCCAGGCATTTCCTGCCGTCCTCTATCGATGCGCGGAGCAGGAACTCATCTGCACCCCATGCTCGCTTGACTGTGTTGCGTGCGACGTTGTCCTTTGGGAACACACCGCACAAACGATCAATGAATAGATCTATGTTTTCTGGCTTCATTAGCTTTCTCCCTTAGTTGTCTGTGTATCTCTGTGTCAATTGCTTCGAGCGTATCGTGTAGTGCCTGCTCTTCTGTTCTTCCAACATACACACGTCGTAGAAACTTTGATGCATTAAGCAGCGCATGTGTGTTGATCATCGCTTTGCCCTTCTTAGTTCTGCTTTGTAAGTCTTTCGTTGGCGTGCACTCATGCCACCCCACACACCATAGATGAACGAGTTGTCTAACGCAAATTCCAAACAGTCATCCTTGACTGAGCATGTAGCACATACGGCTTTTGCTTTGTTGACAGTACCGTCGGCATCACCCTTCTCCGGAAAGAACATCTCTGTCATGCCCTTGCATGCAGCCTTGTCTGTCCACTCAAACTTTTTATTTACTAGCTTCCACTCGTCGAGTATCTCAGCCATAAGTTCCCTTCGTTTCTGACTTGTCATCTGTCCTCAGTTCGTGAACCAGGGACTCCATCCAGCTACATCGAACAGGAGTCGCCCAGCTTTTAAGTTTGTTAGTGGGTCAAGTAGTTTATCCTGATCGCATACCTTCATCTGCTTGCAGACTAGGCCGTGGTACTGAGCATGGTCTTGCTTCCAATGAACGCCGTTGATCTGCATTAGACCGGTGTCAGACCTGTGATTCCACTCAGCTACTCCGGTGATGTTGCAGTTCTTGTCCACTATGTCCCCGCCTCTACGGTTGGGGCACCCACCAGACTCCCTCAAGATTATGTGACCCAGTCTCTTGAGCTGATGCTCCTTCCACCCAGCGGCCAAGGCTAGATCCCTCAACCATGAGATATCCCCATGTCGGAATTGGATCGGGGTCGTCAATGACCTCACATCCGCACGTTCCCCGACAGGTGCAGGTGAGTTCAGGTACTCCGGTGCTCCAGCTGCTTTTGCTTCCGCTGTCATAGCTCCGAGTAGTAAGAGTGGTGCAATGCAGCACCGAGTAATTCTCTTCATCGTTCCCTCCCATTATAGTTTCCTTCTCTAACCCTTATGGAATAAGGCTTACAACTTCCGTGAATTCTGTTAGTGTCATGAGCACCACACCCTCGGTCGTACCGTCAGGCATAGCCACCATTACAAACGGACGATTATCGCCCAGCGATTTAGCCGTGTCACTTTGGGCTTTAGCATCCCTGAACCTCGTCCAAATCGGACCAACCTGAGCGCCTGCCTTGATCTCGCAACGAAAAGCACCACCCCAGTTCTCCTCGTGACGGGTAAGGTGACCGCCCAACCCAAGTTTCTTACGGGCTCGACGCGCCTTCGAATCGCCTTTAGTGCGGTTCCTTTTACCCCTAGCTGCAGGGTCACCACAGTTTCTAATCCGACGCGCACCGTCACGACCCGGTCGTCCGAGCGTCCCGAATAGGGGGCATCCCACAGCGTTGCACTTGTCTTTGTTGCCTTCACATTCACCTTTCCTCTCATCTGTCATAGCTGTTCCTCCATACCGAAGGACTGTGGTTGTCCTCAACCTTCAGCTTGTGTTCGTTGCTTTCGTATAACCGGATGACATGCATGCAATGATCGTCTAGTTCTTCCTCTTCAAGTGAGCAAGGTAGTCCGTCATGCGTGTAACAAACGGGAGGGCCAGCCCAGCCATTGTCAAGGCCGACCCTCATCCATTCGTCGAATGTCATTTGAACTTGGTGATAAGTATTGATGCTTCGCCTTTGGTCAAGGTGTCAAAGCTATCCAACTCACGACCGATGGTTGCACCACACAGATCCAATACTTCCTGACCCTTGATGCCCTGACCTGACAGGATTGCACGGATCATGTTGACCTGCTTCTCTGTTGCTAAGTCACCTGGGTTCTTGATAACTGGTGCTGGCTTGTCAACCTTCTCAGCACCAAAGGTATCCATGAGTCCATTGATGATCTCATCTGTTGAACGATTGTCAACTGGCTTTGATGGTGCAGGTGTAGAACCCATGCGCTGTACCTTCTCCATCTCCTCACGGCTAGGGCGTGAACCCTTAGCTGCGTAGCCACAGTTGGCCAGTCCGCGCCCGATTGCCGACGTCTCTGCGTTTTCCGCATGACTTGTCCGGTTGACCGGAGATGCACCACGAAGTTCTTCTGCGTATCCGGTTGCTACAGGACGATCGTCTTCACGGTTGAAGTAGATCTCTGCACGCACAAGAATACGGTTGTCGTCGTAGTAGTGGACAGACGTAAGGATTCTTCCATCCTGATGTTCTTTCCAAAACTTAACGAGTCGATCTTCTACGGTCTCGTAGTTATCTAAGTTGAATGATGCCATTGTTATTTCCTTCCTTTGGTTTTCATTACACGAAACTTCGTGTCTTTCTTGTACAACTTTGCCAACTCCGGACGCTCTCTGTCAAATCGGGTTGTGTCAAACGATGTACGCTTCTGTTCTTTCCAAGTGATCACGACCTCCCCGTCGATCACACCTTCTTCTGCTTCTTGCAGTAGCTTCCCAAGTTCCGCCTTGAGAATACTTTCTCTTTCTTCCAGCGCCTTGATACCTTGCTTCACCTTTTCCAAGTCAGCGATCATTAGCGATGCCTCACCCGGAAGTTCTACCTGCAAGGGTAGCGACTTGGAGTACAACTCACTCATGTTTTCGTACGACATGATTGCCGTATCAGGAACATCACCTAGGTCAATCGCCTCAAGAAACCTTGCAACTGCCTCGATATGTACCTGACGCTCGTCAGACGAAACGGTTTGCTTATAGCGGTGGATAACCATCTCGCTGTCAAAGACACGCCACTCGATGTCGCGCATCCCTGAACAGATGGATTGCTGTACTCCCTGCCAATACCAGTGGGGTGGAAGCTTGCCGTCCCACTTCTTGTTGATCGTCTTGATTTCAAATGGGGTTCCTGTTCCGTCTTGTGCGTCAAGGGTGGCAACCATACGGGCGCGACCATCGTCGTAGCAATACAACTCATTAGGGGTGAATAGTTCAATGCGTTCTTCGTCTGCAACCCATTCAATGATCATCGGTTCCATTCGGTTGCCACGCTCCATTGCTTGGGTCGGTGGCTTTGGCATTGGTGGTTCACTTGCCAACAGTTCGGTAGCAAGATCGCCGGGTGTCATGTACTTATGTTCACCGTGTACTGCTGCTGCGGTAGAAGCGGCTATGCGCTTGCGACCCTTGTCATCTTGCCAGCGAGCAAGCAACCATTCTTGGCTGCCATGCGTTGGCTTTGTGATTTGATATCTGTTCTCTTCCATGTTCCCTCCTTGTGGGTGGGATCACGCTACTGGATCGATTGAGTTATGACAACCCCTGAGTTGAAGTCAACCTGCACACACTTGAAATCCACAATCATCTTGACTGGGATATGAAGAACATGGTCAACGTCACCATCTGGGGTGATCGATTGGAACACGGTGATGTGGTCTGGCTTGCCACCTTCCGATTCAGCCAGAAGAAATCCAGACGTTCTTACAATGCACGGCTCGGGATCGATCTCCGTTGGTTGCGTCCATGTAGTAGTGCCGGAGTGCGCGTCCCTCCATGTCACGTATATATAGGTGAGCGGCTCATTCATCGGCGTCGTCCAGTTTCTCCCCACATACTGGGGGGCGCGGAATGACCCCGTCATATACGCACGCGCACACGCGCGGGTTTACAACCAACATGTATATTCTCCAGTTACTCGGCCCTTGTCAGGATCGATGAAGTGCAAGCGCTGTGATGGTTTACCAACTGCACCTACATACGCACGCGCATACTCGTTGTGTGACTCTGGTGATCCGGATACAAAGATACGTCCGGCGTTAGCCATGGTTAATGTTGTCGGGGTGTGGAAGTGTCCGACATAACAGTCAACGAATGGTTCAACAACACCAGTAGACCATGAACTCACCTTGCGGAGTATGCCCCCGTATGATCCGATCTCGTCACCATGCACGAGCAATGCTCTGTACTTGCCGATCTCAACTATCTGATACCAGTCCAGCGACTGTTGCCATGTCACGTTCTTCAGGTCTTTGGTTCGGTCGCTAGTTATCTTGTATGCAACACGGTCAATGTTGTCCCCGTTTGGCATGTCGCCCTTGCGACCAATCCGTCCGTGGTTACCGTATTCACACACAATGGATACCTTCTCAAAGTGGGCAGAGAATGTGCGAACCATCTGCTCCATGATCCGAGACACCTCGAACAACTGCTCGAATAGGTGCGCTTCGATTTCATATGCTTGGCCCGGGAAGATTGATACGCCTTCTACCATGTCGCCACCGAACATGAGTACACATTCTTTTACTGGGTGATGAGCTCGCTGTATCTCTGTGAGTTCAATAACCTTTTGTGCAAACGTTTCGATTCTCTTGGAAAGAGTTTCAATGTCGTATGACTGTGTCTTCTTTCCACATTGCCAATCGGTTGCATGAACAAGAGCTACTTCTGGTTTTGTTTTGCGAACATCTTTCTTTGGTAGCGTCGGTGTCGTGCGTGCATTGCCCGTAGCGAGAGACGCATCCTTAGCAGCACGATATACCGCATCAATAACACCTTGGGATTTGATCCTTGATCTTGACTCTGAGAGCTGGCTTGTTTTAAGAGCGCGCCTAAGTTCTGCGATTTCATTCTGCAACTCTACAGTCTGCTGGAACTTACTGCTCACTTCTGCCTCCATCTTTGGATGCTCATAACAGATACTTCAACACCAAGATCCTTGAGTGCCCGACAGATTGCTGCTGCTGTGATTCCAGGGTTCTTCATTGCCTCTAAGAAATCGTTGTATGATTCCTCATCAAGAGCATTTTTAATTTTGTCTTGAGCTGGAACATACTGTTTAGTTGATAGTACTTCTGTGAACTTGCTCATTGGCTTTCCCTCCGTTGGTAAGTGTCACCCGAGGGCCCAAGGAAGGGAAAAACCAAAGCCCCCGGAGTGACAAAAGAAACATTAACACACAGGTTGCGAAAGTTTGGGTAGGGGTGTATCGTGTTCGATCAACAACTGGCTAGTCGCATGTGTGTGCTTCCGTCGCAGGAGGTGGGCAGTAAACAGGGGAACCTGGGTAGTTCGCTATGTCATGTAGCGAGGCGCTGTGAATTGTTTAGGGAGTCGGACTGTGGCAACCCGACGGGGGGCACTCAGATCTTTTTGTTGTGATCCTCGATGTGCTTGTCCAACTTGCCTTCCGTACGAATTACGGACTTGTGCATGTACTTGAGCATCCCCATAACTACGTCGTGATCACGGGCGTTTTCTCTGCGGAACTTCTGCACAAGCACAGTTAGCAAACTAAAAGCACCAGTAACAGCAGCAGCAAGTACGATAGCGAGGCCACCATCCACAAGGTTATGCCTTCGCCTCAAAGTCAAGGACAGCCTGCGACGGAGTGCTATCTACCCAGCGGATGTGCCATGGTTCCTCGGGTACAACTTCCCAAGAGAATCCAAATGCAGCAATGTTGAGCTTCATCCACTCAAGTATCTTGCCATTAGCGTTAGCAACGTCGACAGCAATGCCAAGCATATGACGCGAGCATTTCTTCGGATCATCTTCAGGAGCTGCAAGAGGTGCATTTCCTGGCTTTAGAAACCACTTCTTACCCTTGTATGTGCGTGTCTTGCCTGTACCAGTATCGGTCTCGCTGTAGCGTTGCAGAAATCCTTTGAGCTGCTGGTCGATACTGCGGAATGTGTCACCGCTCGAAGTGGGTTTGATAACCACTCCATCTTCCTTGGCCTTTGCTACTAGTGCCTCGAATGCACGGGCAGCACAATGGTGCATCTGTCCACCTGTGGATAACTTGCGCAGCATGGCTGGAGTTATCTCGCTTGGCTTCTTTCCTTTGATGTGCTCGCAGTACTTGATCGGTACGATCGGTAACGACATTACTCAGCTGCTGCTTCAGGCTTTGACTTAACTGCACCAGTGAACGCAAGTTCAATTTCTTCTTTGGTGAGTGAACCGTCAACGCTGAAGCGGAGGAGCTTTTCGATAACTTGGGCGCATGCCATGATTCCGGCTAAAGCCGCAGACTTCCAAAGGTCAACACCAATCAAGGCACCACCGGCAACAGCTGCCAATGCGGATGAACCGAACAATGCGAAGATACGGAAGATGATGTTTTGAAGCTTTGCCATGGTTAGTCTTTCTTGCTGAGTGTTAATACAGAATGCAATATCAATGTTACACCAGTAATCCATACAGCTTGCCTAAGAGTAGGGCCGGATAGGGTTATCAAGACCATGCCGGTACCGGCGTACGTCCAAGAGTTATCAGCTAGGTAGTCAAAGATCTTTCTCATTATCGTCTAATTCTAGTACCTGCTGCCGCGAGGGTTATCCCCGCCGTAACAGCAATCAGGGTGCGTCGTTCTCCCACCGGGATGGTGGAACCAACAGGGGTATAATCGTCAAGTCCATCACCAAAGATGTCGATGGTGTCCTCAAACTCCTCGCGAATCTCCATAGGGGCAGACTCGATAGCTTCGATCAGCTGTTCTGTCTGGGCGTCGGTCAGCTCGGCAACATCAAGGGCTTCGAAAATCTGCTCAGCTTCTTGCGCGCTAACTACAGCAAGCACGTCGGGAGATGTAGCAAGCGCAGCTGCCTGCTC